CTCCTCGCAGATGTACCCGCTTGCGCGGGCCGGCATCGCGCTGACGATACCGCGCAAGGAAAGTATGCGCATCTCGAATCTCGACAGCATGAAAATGAGCGGCAAGTCGATTTTCGGGTGCGGGTGGCTTTTATCCGATGCCGTAACGGAGGAACGCGAAAAGGCAGAACGCGAAAAGGCAGAACGCGAAAAGGCAGAACGCGAAAAGGCAGAACGCGAAAAGGCAGAACGCGAAAAGGCGGAACGCTGGCAGCTGTCGGAGCGGGAGCGGCGGTGGATTGAAATACTTGGAGGGAATGCCGATGGGGCTTTTTGATAAGATTTTCAGGCCGCGCGACCGCGGGACTCCCGTGCAGGCGGACAGCTTCTGGCAGACTTTCACCGCCTACCAGCCGCAGTTCTACTCCGCCGCCGGTCAGGTCTACGAGATCCTGCTCGTCCGCGCCGCGATCGACTTCCGCGCCCGGCAGAATGCCAAGCTAAAAGTCGAGCAGCGCGGCTCGGCGAATGAGCGCCTGCGGGCGCTGATCCGGCACAAGCCGAGCGAGTGGCAGACATGGTATCATTTTCTCTATCGCGTCAGCACGATCCTCGATGTGCAGAACAACTGCATCATCGTTCCGGTGCTCGATGACTTCGGGCGCGTCAGCGGCTTTTATCCGGTGCTGCCGTCCGTCACCGAGATCGTCAGCGTGGACGGCGAACCGTATCTGCGCTATCAGTTTCGCAGCGGGCAGGTCGCCGCGATGGAGCTCCGGCGCTGCGGCATCCTCAACAAGTACCAGTATCTCTCCGACTTTTTCGGCGAGGATAACAAGGCGTTAAATTCCACGATGGATCTGATCGCGATGAACGAACAGAACATCAGCGAAGCCGTGAAACAGTCCGCGACCTTCCGGTTTATGGCGAAGGTCAGCAACTTTACGAAAGCCGAGGATCTCAAGAAGGAGCAGGAGCGCTTTTCCAAGACAAGCATGAGCGGCACGGGCGGCGTGATCCTCTTCCCGTCTACCTACGCCGATGTGCAGCAGATCAAGTCCTCGGCCTACAGTGTAGATCAGGCGGAGCTTGATCTGATAAACGGCAATGTTTACAGCTATTTCGGCGTAAATGACAAGCTGCTGCAATCACTGGCGACGGCGGACGAGCTCGACGGCTTTTTCAACTGCTGCGTCGAGCCTTTCGAGATCCAGTTGTCCGAGGCGCTGACAGATATGACTTTTTCAGCGCGGGAGCAGACCAACGGGAACCGCATCGACGTGACCGCGAACCGCTTGCAGTACGCATCGCTCTCGCAGCGCATCGACATGGCGCGCGAGCTCGGCGACCGCGGCATGATCATGCGGGACGAGATCCGCGAGCTTTTCAACTTACCGCCGCTGCCGGACGGTATCGGGCAGACCGCACCCGTCCGCGGCGAGTACTACAACGCCGGCGACACAAGGCCGGCAGACAAGGAGGCAGACGATGAGCAAGTATGAGCGAGAGTTCCGGCGCTGTGCGGAGTTCCGTGCGCTGGATGACGCGGACACCTACACCGTCGAGGGCTACGCGACCACATTTGACAAGCCTTATGTGCGGATGTCCGATGCCGTGTATGAGTTCCGGGAGGTCATCGACCGCCGGGCGTTTGATAAGTGCGATATGACCGACGTGATCATGCAGTACAACCACGAGGGCCGCGTCTTTGCGCGGAACCGGAACCGCACGCTTGATCTCGATATCGACGAGAACGGCCTGAAGATCACGGCGCGGCTCGGCGGCACGGAGATCGGGCGGCAGCTATACGAGGAAATCAAGGGCGGCTATACCGACAAAATGTCGTTTGGGTTTACGGTCTCCGACCAGAAACGCGACATCGAGCTGATCGACGGGCGCACCGTCGTCACGCGCCGGATCACCGGCATCCGGAAGCTGTACGATGTTTCCGCAGTGTCGATGCCGGCGAATGAATCTACGACAATCAGTGCGCGGAGCTGGTGCGACGGAGTGATCGCAGAGCTGGAAGCGGAGAGACTGAGCGCACTGGAAGCAAGCCGGCGGAAGCTGGCACTTATAATCAAAATCGCAGGAGGTAAGTAATCATGACTATCGAACAGATCGAAGCACGCCTCGCGGAGATCGCGAAGCTGATCGAGACAGCATCGACCGAAGAGATCGAGACGCTGTCCCATGAGGTTGACGGACTGGTTGCCGAGCGCGACGCACTCCGCGCCGCCGAGGAGACCCGCGCAGCTGTCCGCAGCCGCGTCGCATCCGGCGCAGTTGGCACCGCTGCCGCACCCGTCATCGAGAAGAAGGCCGGCAAGGGCGCAGACTCCGAGGAGTACCGCCGCGCATGGCTGAAAAACATGGCCGTTTTCCGTCAGCAGGACGGCAGCGAACAGCGCCTGCTCGGTGATCTGACCGCAGAAGAGCGCGCAGCGTTTACTTTTACAACGCAGAACACCGCGTCCGTCGTGCCGACCGTCACGCTGAACCGCATCGTCGAGCTCGTACAGAGCATGAGCCCGATGTACGACGATGCGACCAAATCCAGCATGACGCAGGGCTTTGCAGTGCCGCGCCACAAGGCGATCGCCCAGGGCGACGCTGCCGTGACCGATGAGGGCGCCGCGAACGACGACGAGCAGGACACCTTTGATCTTCTCACGATCACCGGCGTGGAGATCAAGAAGCACATCAACATCACCCGCCAGATGCAGTGGCAGTCCGTCGATGCGTTCGAGGACTGGCTCGTGCAGCACATCAGCGCCCGCATCGCCGTGGCGAAGGAGGGCCGCGTGATCTCGCAGCTCGATAACACCACATACGGCATCGCATCCGGCAACAAGATCGCCCGAACCTACACCGACGCTGCCGTTCGCGAGATCCTCGCGAAGATCAAGGAGGTCGGCACAAAGGTGTGGTATGCAAACACCGCGACCATCTACAACGGCCTTGCAGGTATCAAAGACGGCAACGGCCGCCCGCTGTTCATTAACTCGACGACCGAGGATGATCCGCTCGTCGCCGGTCGTATCTACGGCGGCATCGTCAAGACCGACGAGAACATTCCGGACAACACCGTCTATGTCGGCGTACCGCGCTCGATCCTTGCAAACGATTTCGAGGCGCTGTTCATCGCGCGCGATACCGACGCAAAGACCTTTGTGACCACGATCGGCGGCTACAGCCTGTTTGACGCAGGCCTCGAAAATCCGCAGGCCTTTGTCAAGGCAACCTTCACGGCTGATCCGGTGATCGCGATTCCGTCCACCGCGACCGTCAAGGCCGGCGAAACGGTACAGATCCCGGTGGTCGCTCTGAATCCGGCCGGCACGACGATCACATGGACATCCGGCACGGTCGGGAAGGGCACGGTTGACGCGAACGGCGTTGTCACCGGTGTCGCAGCCGGTACGACCGTCATCACGGCAAGCATCACCGTCGGCGAGACCACAGTCACCGACACCTGCACCGTCACTGTCACAAGCGCTTAACTTAACGGAAGGAGGGCGGGCATATGGCTCTGATTGATGATGTGAAGGTCGCGCTCCGCGTCTGCACAGACGATGCGGGCATCACCGGCCAGATCAGTGATCTGATCGAGGAGGCCAAGCTCGACCTCTCGAAAACGGCCGATATCAGCGCGGCCGCAGTCGCAGCACCTGACGCGCTCGTCAAGGGCGCGATCAAGTGCTACTGCGGTGCAATGTGGTCGGACGATCCGGACGAGGCCGACAGGCTCAAAAGATGCTATGACGACTACAAAGCAAAGCTCGCGATGTCCTCCGCCTACGGCGACTACGAGGAGGCGGGGACATGAAGCGAATCCTGACACTTGAACTGATCGCACAGACGCCGGGGCTCGACAGCATCCGGCAGCAGATCATGACCGAGACGCGGCGCACCGTCTACGCAAAGGTGCTTGATATCCATGCCGCGGAGTGGGACACGGCCTCGCAGAAATCCCTCTCGCCTGCCTGGCACCTCTCCGTTTTCTTCGCAGACTTCCGCGGTGAATCCGTCGCGGAGGTCGCAGGGAAACGCTATGAGGTGTACAGAACCCACGGCAGCGGGGATTATATCGAACTGTATCTCGGAGAGAAAGTGGGTGAGCTGCGTGTCTAGTAAAACGCTGCGCGAGTTCGCGCGAAGCACGGAACGCTATCTCATCGAGACAGCGCAGAAGTACGGCGTTGAAACCGCCTATGAAATCGGCGTCGCAATCCGCGATATCGGCGAGGAGGCAAAGGAGCGCGTCATCGCTGCCTCTCCGGTAAAAACCGGAAAGTATAAGAAAGGATGGCGCGTGGACTTCAGGAACAAGGACGGCGTCATCAGCTGCATCGTACATCAAAAAAAGCCGACATACCGGCTGACACACCTGCTCGAAGAAGGCCACAAGACGCGCTCCGGCAAATCGAAGGCGAAAGCGCGGCCGCATATTCGCGCTGTTGAGGAATGGGCGGAAGATGCAGTGATGCAGGCGATTGAAAAGGCGGTGAGGGGATGACCCTCGAAGAGTTCGGCGCGCTGATCGGGACGATCGGCATCGAGGCCGTCTACGGCTACTACAAAGAAGCACAGGCGGCGCCCTACATCACCTACGCGGCGACCGAGAAAAACTGCATCTACGCGGACGGCCGCTGCATCTACTCCGAGGACTGGATCGTGCTGCGGCTCGTCTCACAGGCGCGGGATACTGCATCGGAGGCGCTGATCGAGCAGATGCTGACAGACAACGGCCTTGCCTACGGCGATCCGGAGCTTGACTTTGACGAAAAGCAGGGCATCCATACCACGATTTATTATTTCCAACTTGAGTGAGGAGGAAAACAGATATGCCTACAACTGACAAAGCGCGCATCGTGCGCACGATCACCGATCTCGGCTATGCGCCGATCACGGCGGTCGATGACGACGGCAAGCCGACCTATGGCTCCGTCATCTGGCTGCCGCATCACCGTGCGGGCGGCCGCAGCTACGACGCGCAGCCTGCCGGCACGGCAGGCGGCATCTGGGCGGACGGCCGCGAGGTCTACGCAGCCGAAGATAATCAGGGCTATAACGATACCGTCACGACGGTCGGCGTGACCGATGACGTCGAGGAGGACTGGTACGGCCACACCGTCAACGACGACGGCAGCGTCGAGGAATACGCGGACGGCAAGGAGTATCCGGGCTTTGCTCTCGTCATCATTGAGGATACTACAGACGGGCAGGGCAAAACGACGATCTTTTATAACTCGCATATTTCGCAGCGCTCGGCGCAGTCCGGCGCGACAAGCGAGGGCAACGGTCTCAATCCCCAGTTTCCGCAGCACGTGATTGCGCACCGTCCGCGCATGGACTGTATGTGCGTAAAGAAGGAGATCCCCGCAAAGACCAAGATCACGACGATTCCGGAGCCGAGCGCGGCAACGCCGCATATCAGCATCGCCGAGGCAACGGCATCCGTCGCGGCCGGCAGCACGATCGCTCTGACGATCGACAGCATCTACCCGGCGGGTGCAACCGTCACATGGAGCTCCGGCACGACCGCGAAGGCATCCGTCAACTCTGACGGCGTTGTCTCCGGCGTCGCAGCCGGCACGTCCGTGATCACGGCAAGCATCACCGTCGGCGGCAGCACCTACACGGACACCTGCAATGTCACTGTCACAGGCGCATAATGGACAAGACGATCGACATCGCAGGCCGCAAGGTCCTCGTGCGCAAGACCTTCGGCACAGAGCTGCGGTACAAGCGGCAGTTCGGGCGGGAGTTCTCGTCCGATCTGCGGGCGATCCTCGCCCTGCGCGCAAAGCTGACGCCGGATGCCTCCAAAGAGGAAAAGGCGGCGGCTGTCCTGAGTGCCGAGACGGAGTGGATGTACGACATCCTCTACATCATGGCGCAGCAGGCGGATCCGGAGATCAGGGACGAGCTCGAATGGCTCGACACCTTTGACAGCGTCAACATCTGGCTTATATTTGACCAGATCATGCCGCTGCTGATCGCGGAAAGCAAGGTCTCACCAAAAAACGGCTGACGCTCGGAAGCGACAGCGAAGAAAGCAGCCCATTGGCCGCAGCCGAGATCGCAGAGCGGCTGATGTCAATGGGCTTTCCGCTTTCCGGGCTTGACGAATGGAACACGGGCGATCTGATAGACTGGATCGCAGCTTATAACCGGCGGATGCGGATCCGGAACGGCGAGAATGTGCCGGATCCGTGGGAGCAGTATCAGACGCTCAAAGCAATGGAGCCGGATATCGAGGAAATGTATAAAGCCGGACAGATCCGGCAGGCGAAGTATGAGAGTTACCGGCGGACGCTCGACGAGTGCGAACGCCGTCTGAAGGAGTGAGAGCATGGCACAGAAAAAGGTCAGCGGCCTGACGATCGCGATCAGCGCCGACACCTCCGGGGTGACCGCCGGACTCAAAGACATCACATCGGAGAGCATCTCACTCTCGAAGCAGCTGAAAACCGTGGACGGGCTGCTGAAGCTCGACCCGACGAACACGGAGCTGCTCGATACAAGGCAGAAGCTGCTTGCAGAGTCGATCGAGACCACGCGCAAGAAGCTCGATGCGCTCAAAGGCGCACAGGAAGACGTCAAAAAGGCGGTCGCATCCGGAAAGATCGGCTCGGAGGAGTATGTCGCTTTTCAAAAAGAACTCGTCCAGACCGAAAAGCGGCTGAAAGATCTGGAAGGCACGGCAGATGATACAGGCAAGGAAGAAAAGCAGCTCGCCGATGCCACAAAGGACGCCGGAAAAGAGATGCAGACCGCCGAAAAGGATGCATCCGGGCTCGGCGAATCCCTCAAAAACGGGCTTGCAAACGGCGCAAAAGCCGCCGCTGCGGGCGTGGCTGCCGTCACCGCTGCCGCTGCCGCTGTCGCCGTGAAGCTTGCGGACACCGCAAACGAGGCGGCAGACTACGGCGACAATGTCGATAAAATGAGCCAAAAGCTCGGCCTGAGTGCAGAAGCCTATCAGGAGTGGGACTTCATCATGCAGCACTCCGGCTCGGATGTCGATAAAATGTCGGCGTCCATGAAAAAGCTGGCGGATGCGGTGCAGCAGCCGACGAAAGAGAGCACGGCGGCCTTTGAAAAGTTAGGGATCAGCATCGAGGATGCGGCGAAGATGTCGCAGGAGGATCTCTTTGCAAAGACGATCACCGAGCTGCAAAAAATGGAGACCGGCACGGAGCGCACCGCGCTTGCGAATGATCTGCTCGGCAAATCTGCAATGGATCTCGGCGCGCTGCTCAACACGAGCGCGGAGGATACCGAGGCGATGCGGCAGCAGGTGCGCGAGCTCGGCGGCGTAATGTCGGACGATGCCGTCAAATCGGCGGCACAGTTCAAAGACAGCCTGCAAAACATGAAAACGGCGGTCGGCAGCGTCGGGCGCGAGATCGGCAGCAGCTTTATGCCCTCGATGACGCAGATGATGGACGCCTTCGGCGGAGTCATCAAGGGCAGCGACGGTGCGGAGGAAGCGCTGCAAGCGGGCATTGATGCTTTCATCGACAACCTCGACAAACAGGCGGAGCAGATCGTCGAGCTCGCAGACCGGCTGATTCCGATTTTCGTGGAAATGATCACGAATAACGCGCCGAAGCTGATCGAGGCGGCGCTGAAGATCATCCAGACGCTCGCGGAACAGCTGCTGAAGAATCTGCCGCTGATCCTGCGGGCGGCAATCGGGATCATCACGGCAATCGTGCAGGGCATCGCAAAGGCGCTGCCGGAGCTGATCCCTGTCATTGTGGATGTCGTGATCGAGATCGCGGAGATCCTGACGGATCCCGGCACTCTGATGCCGCTTGTACGTGCAGC